AGCACTTTTACGCTTGCCTATGCCTGGGATATGATAAAAGAGTATGATTGGATAATAATTGGAGCTGAGACAGGCAATCGCAAAGAAAAGGTAATCCCCCATTTGGAATGGTATATGTATCTGCTGAATCAAACTATTATCCCGGTATTCATGAAGCCAAGCCTGGATAAATACACACCTAAAGAATTAATCAGAAGAGAATATATATCATGAACCCCTGGCGCGAATCCCTTGGCTGTGAAGTTAACGTCTGCCAGGCTAAACATTGTGATGCGCAGAGAATGCAAGACTGCGCCCTTCGCAAGGCATATCAATGGCGGGTGGCCAGGCTGCGGCTGCTGCTGAATTCAGCCAGGAGTGAATCCGTGCGCGACAAGATCAAAAAAATGCTGAGGGGGCTGGATGCTGAATAAACGCAGAATCAACCAAAAAGAGCGAAACAAGCGCCTAAGGGCAGAGGTTAAAAGCTTGGCTGATCAGGGGTTTCAAGTGAAACTTGCCATCAGCATGGTGGCTGATAAGTGGTTTTTGAGCGATGCCACGGTGAGGGATGTAATCTACGACAAGAGAAGAGAGTAAAAGATAAGGGCTGCGTGATGCAGCCCTTTTTCTTTAGGTGAAGATTTTGTTTGTTTGCCCGCTGTTTTTTTGGAATCTGGGGTCAAAAGAGGGGCTTAGGCTTTCCTGGCCAAACATAGGGTCCTGCTCTGCTTCGTTTCGCATGAGCTGTTCCACAGAGCAACGGCAGTTGTAGCCATTGGGCGGGTAATAGATAGTCCAGAATGGGTCATCTACTGCCGCGATTGTCCCGTCCAGGATGGCGTGTTCTTCCCGAACTTTATCGTCTTGCATAGTCACGTATCTGAGATATGGGAACATATCCGCATATTCTGTAATCTCGTGCCATTTAGCCGCATGATAAGCGCCATTGGCGGCAGTATCGAAGTTTGTGCGCAGGTGATAGGGGTTTGCCTCTTCCCATCCGGGCAGACTCAGGATCTTGTCTCTCCAATCCAGAAAGCTCATGCCCTGGTCAATCGCGGCAATGGCGTCATCCTTGATGAAATCCAGCAGATTGCTGATATTGGCCGCAGAATAGTCCACCGCTTCCGCAGCCATGGCCTGGATAGCTTCCACGCCGGCCAGATCCCAATCAAAGCCGACATGCTCCTCCAGCCATTTATCAACATCAAAGTCGCTAAAGGCCTTGATAGAGTTTGCCCTGCGGGATCGTGGTCTGCGCCTGCCTGAGGTGCGCCCATCCACATAGGCCGCTATCTCCACTTGGGTAAGCGCGGAGGCAAAGCCTTCAATCATCTTTTCATCAGGGTTCAAGGCCATGAGGTTCTGCAAATCCGGCAACATGCGCAACATGGCTTTGTATTCACGTACCAGCCGGCGCATCTTACGCAGCATTTCACGCTGTTTGCTGGCTGATCTGCGGTTAAAAGCTATGTAGCGTTTCATCCTTTCTCCGGGTGGGGTACTCCATAGGTTTGGTGCCAATAATCTTCCGGGAAGTCTATTCCAATGGAGTTCCAAAGCTTTTCATCGATCTGAATGCGTTCCAGCAGATTGACCTTGTCTTTAGGCCGCACCACCACCTCAATATGCCCGGATCCGAAATTGATGGAATTGAGCATGTTAAAGTGCTCTGTGAGGAAGATATCCAGATCCCGGCAATCCCCGGCCAGGATATCGCTCCGGACCAGCTCATGGACAGAGGCCTGGGCATAGCTGCCACCGGTGCTGACGGCCTTGGTGGTGAGGGTATTGCCCAGGATCCTGCGGGTGATCCGGTCATCGCAAAAATCGCACAGCATACGGTAAAGATCGGCATTGGCGTTTTTATTCACGAAGTCCGCGAAGTCAATCACCACGTTATCGCTTACCATGGCAGCCATATCGGTTCCGAAGTTTTGAAGCATCTGCCAGAGCTGCTCCTTTTCTGTAGCAGTGGTGCCAGGCTTGTATTTGGCTATTCTGGGCGGCTTGCCGAAAGTCTCACAGAACTGCGCCCAGTTATTGATAGCGAAGCTGAAGAAGACGTTGTAGCGCAGGATGCTGTAATATACAGCGCGTTTCCGGGTGATGCTGATGAATTGCAAAGGATTGATGGGCATAGGCACGCTGTTGTTGAAGGGCAGCAGCTTGCCATTTACCAGGCGCAGATCGGCATTAGGGTATTCCAGATAGTCCACGGGAACATAATATCCGTCCTGGATATCATAGGCAATCTGCCTGAATAACAACCCATGAAACTTGAAGTCAAGCACCATATCGCAATACAGAGCCCCCCAGCGCTTGATTAACGCGTCAAAATAGTCAACCTGGGCTTGGGATAGCCCTTCGGTGGAAAAGCTCACGAGAGCGGCTTTCAGGGCCTCAGAGCGAACGTCACTTGCGGAAGCCACGGAATCATCCTCTTCCCGGAAGATCCTGAAAGCGCGCATGATCTGCTTGTACTGTCCCAGGTCTCGGTGATACTTGGCGTTCAAAATATCATTTGGTTCCAGGGTGTTGCGGACATTGAATTTGCTTTCGGGCATCTCAACAGTGGTTAAACTGGGCTTGTATTCATTAAGCTTTTTGGCGAATGCGGAAAAGATAGACATGATTTATCTCCTATAGTCTGAATTTGGCTTTAGCGCCTTTCACGGCACGGTATTCCATGGGCAGGCTGTGGTTTTTTAGGCAGTCAATAGCTCCGGCAAGGGCGTCCGGGCCGTCATCATTGGGGTGTTGGGGAAAGCCCAGCAGTTGTTCTTCCAATATCTTCAGGTCTTGGCTGCGATCTTTGGGGAACAGAATCCACCCCCATTCGAAGAGTGGCGTAATTGCTTCAATGCGTTGATCTTTGGGCAGCCTGGTCTCGATTCCTGCCACTGGCAAGAGATAGCCACGGCCTTCCGATAGCGGCGGAATAAACTCCCAAAGAACCTTTTGCCAGAGCACACTTTCCATAAAGAGCCGGGTGCTAAACTCCGCGTCCAGATCATAGAGTTTATTGAGCATGGCGCTGATGCTGGTGCGGCGAATCCAGCAATCAATCAGGTAATAGCGCCCTTTTGCAAGGCCAAGGGTAATGATGGCTTTGAAATCCGCGTTAGACTTTGCCGAAAGGGACGGATCGCAATAGCTTACGATGTGCTCAAAGCGTTCCGGCAGGACGTCATAATACTTAAACCAATCAGCTTTGAACTTGATCCCCTCTACGATGGGGTTCATCATAAAGTGCCTTTGGAAGCCGATAGACCCCATGGCTCGTTCTATTGCTCGGAGATCATCCAGGGTATAGCCCTCAGGCCACAAGGGGGTGCCATCGTCATTGATAGCTTTGCGCAGGATGAACTTGATGGCGGGGTTCTCCGGCTCGTCATCGCAATCGGCTTTGAAGTATGCCAGGGCGCTATCCGCGTGGGTGAGATTCCCCAGCCAGATCACGACGCCTTTGTCGTTCTCCAGAGGCAGAGCGCCGTAGCATTCCTCCCGGACAAAGTCCTTTTTCTCACGCGCTATCTTGGGGTTCTGAGCCATGTGGTTCTCGAGGTCGTCCACCACAATGTAGTCCGGACGGAAGGGGCCGTGCGTCAATCCGCGGATGGTCTGTTTGTAACCTCTGGCCAGGAAGCGGCAACCGTTCTTGGTGACGAAATCATTGTCCGCGTAGGTGGCCGACAGAGTGTCCCCAAAGTCCATCAGCAAGCGCTCATTGTGTCTCAGTTCCGCGGCTATGGCTCCGGTTCTTTCCATTGCCAGCAGCTCATCAGCTCCGGCAAATACGGCAAAATGGATATCACCACGCAGCATCAGCCAGATGGGATATGTATCTGCCAGGATGATTGATTTACCATGTGCCCTGGGGCCGGCAATCGCGGTGATGGTTTTGGGGCGTTTGGTGGCTGCAATGATGTCATGGTGGAATTGGCCAAAGGGTCTGGTGATGTAGTGGGGGAAATAGGTCTGGGCAAAGAACTCATAATCGTTTAGCGCTTGACCGCTGCGTTTGGCGATGGATAGCGGATCACTCTCTTTGAAGGGAATGGCCTCCAGCTTGATAGAGGCCAGTAGATCCTGGATCAGCTTTTCATAGTTTCGCGCTGTAACCTGCACGTTGGCCATTTAGCCCTCCTTGGGCGCGAATACGACGCGCAGATGCTCACCGATTGCCCGCAGGTGTTTTTGCCAAACTTTTGTCAATTCCGGATCCCGCGCGCGGTTCACGTAATCCGTGATCCCTTCCAGAAGCCGGTACAAGCTATTGTATATCTGCCGGTTGGGGCTAATGCGCTCCATCACTTTGGTGAGCTTGGCCAGTTTATCCACCTGGGCCGGGTCGCCGATTGATTCATTATCAATCATTTTTTGCACCAGCTTATACATCTCCTGCTCAATGTTCCGGGCAATCTCGATATTGCCGATGCGCAGGTGGCTGTCCCAATCATAGCGCTTACGCCAGTTGTACAATGTCTTGAGCGGGACGTCCAGGATGGTGCCGATCTCTTCCAGCGTCTTGCCCTCGATAAAATGATTGAGAGCGCAGTCTTTAGTTATCTGAGAATATGCCATTTAGGAACCTCTTTTAGTCTGTTTTGCGATGTAGTCAATCACCAGTTGTCGGATTGACTCTTGGGTCTGGTTGTCGATAAACATATATGGTCTGGACGGCATCTCGACTTGGCGTTTAAGCGCGTAAAGAGCTTCTATCGAGCCGTCTCCCAGCTTACGGAAGATCACGCCTTTTTGGATAAATGTGTCTGTGAACTCCCTTGGGCGCTTGACCGCTGCCTCTTTGGTAAGTGGAATTGCCAAATATTTGGCAGCGCGGGGACGGATGATCCCTCCCTCGTGGTGGATTCGTGCGTAATTGACATTGGTGCCAATGACCACCTGATCCCCGACCACCCGGTGTTTGATGCTGTTCACCAGCTTGGCGCTTTTGACCAGGGTGGTTCCTCCCCCTTTGCGGGATGGAGGCATGACCTTGCCGCTACGGATCCTGGCTTTGATGTCGCGGGAGACGATGATCCCAACAGCGTTTAGCAGTGTATTCACAGCGCGCCCCTAAATGTTCTGGCTGCTGCGCTGTATTTTAGGTCAAAGAAGGTTTCGGATTCGGCATCTGCGGCGCTTAGTTTCAGGGTGCCTTTGCCGATGGCCAGCAGGTTTTTGATGGCGTTGTCATAGTCCAGCTTCACATGCTCCGGCAGTTGCTTGGCTTGCTTTTGCGCCCACAGGTTCCGCACCGCGATATCGGTGGTGATTGCGCTGATCAGCTTCGGGACGCTGGTGAAGGGCAGCGCTACCTCGGCTGCGATGTATCCGTCCACGATGTCCTCGGCTTCAGTAATGAAAGCGGCGACTTCAGTATCTTGCATGCCGTTGGTGATGAGACTCTCGTATTGACCCAGGCGGGCTTTTACGTTATCAACAGTTGTGTAATTCATTGTAGCTCCCTATTTAGCGATTTTGAAGTTAACTTTATACGCGGCCATCCCGGGCAGGATCCCCTCGAAGTTGGCGCTCACCAGGAGGCAACGACCGAAGTACTCAGAGGGAGCCCCTTCTGTGCCCACATAACGCACGCCCCTATCATGCAAGAGCGCGATGACGGCATCCATCTTGTCCAGGACGCCATCCTGGGATGTCCCGGCAACATGCGTGGTAACCAGGTAAACCGAGACAAACAGCTCCAGCTCTACCTCGCCCATCTCGGCTGTATTGCTTGTGTTAGTGATCGCGACCAATGCCGCCGGAGGGAACACCGTGGTATCTTCCGGATCCTCGAACTGCCCCTCATAAGGCTCCACCTGAGTAAAGCCCAGGGATTGGGCGCTGAGCTCGTCCAGGAACCATTGCATCAATTTCTTGGTCATTCTGACCTCCATACTTTTGCCGGGACGATAACAAGGAAATGGCAAAATATGGCAAAAAAGGTCGTAAGTTACGACATAAACCACCGTCCGTACACGCGCTTCCTCTACAGTGCCTTCAGATAAACCCATCGAGGTGTATATGAGAGTACTAAGTTTTAGCCAGCAGATCGACGGAGCGCCCAAGGAGATCCACATTGTCCCGATCGGGGAGTGGAAGGAGCGCGGCTTCAGGATCACCAAAGAGGATTGTCAGGACATTATCCGCAATTTCGAAAGCTTTGGGATCAAACTGGTGATCGACTATGAGCATCAATCACTGAATACGCAGTGGAACGGCCAGCCCGCTCCGGCCGCAGGATGGATTGGTAAGCTGGAACTTCGCGAAAAGGGCGTTTATGCCACAGACGTGGAGTGGACAGATGAAGCTGTAGAGCTGATCAAAAGCAAGAAATACGGCTACATCAGCCCGGTGATCGTCTTTGATGACCATGATCCCCACGATGACAGCTGGATCGGCTGCTCTCTGCATTCTGTAGCCATGACCAACACCCCCTACTTCCGTGCCGACCTCGAACCCATCGTAAACAGCAGATATGCAAACAATAAGCCTGCGCAAACCGCGGGCGCAACCAAAAAGGAGAATAACGATATGTCTCTTGAAGAGCAAGTCGCTGCGCTCACGGCTGAAACCAAGGCGCAGGCTGCCAAGATCGACGATTTGGAGAAGGCTGTTGCCGCCAAAGACACCGAGCTGGCAGAGATCGCAACCGTCAAGCTGGTGGATGATGCCATCGCAGCTAAGAAGCTGCTGCCTGCCCATCGTGAAACCGGCCTGTTTATGGCCAAACAGGGCAAAGAGGTCTTTGAGAAGTTCGTAGCTGCCACCGCAACCGCGGATCTGACCAAGCCCACCACTATCCCTGAAACACCCGAAACCGAGTCCGAAGACCCCAAAGCGGAGTATGTCGCACTCATGAAAAACCCCGCAAAAGCGGAAAAACTCAAAAACGAAGACCCCGAAAAGTTCAAAGCGCTGAGAAATGCGTTTTATGGAGGTAAATAATGGGCTTCTTTCGTGAACTCTGGAATGACAAGACTCTGGAAGCAATGATCCGTGAACTCCAGGAAACCCAGCGCGTTGTCAATTCCATCATGGACTATACCCCGTTCACCCTGGGCACCCGTGCCTCTGGCTACAACGGCCCCACCCTGTCCGGCTTGACCGTTCGCACACTTCCCGCTTCTGATAGCGACGACCCCAGCCGCGACGCCATCGAAATCTCTTTCAACCAGAAAAAGGGCTGTGTCTTTGCTCTTTCCGATATCGATGTCGCTCAGAGCGATGTGGATCAGGTGAGCGAACTGACCGCACAGGCGGCCGAGGCTCTCCTGGATGATTACGATAAGTATATCGTGGGCTTGATGGTGGCCGGCCTTTCTGCAACCGCGGGATTCAAGAACACTATCGCCGACACCACCAATCACAAGCTGACCGCAACCGACATCAAGGACGCGCGCAAAAAGCTCAACCTGCAAAAGGCTCCCCGCCGTGGACGTTATATGGCCATTCATCCTGATTTGGAAGGAGATCTGTTTGATATCCCGGATTTCGTAAGCCGTGACAAAATCGCCGATACCACAGCCATGAAGGACGGCGTTATTGGCCGGATCCTGGGCTTTGACGTGATCGTGAATGCCGACATCCCGAAAGTGACAACCGCTTGGGCAACCTCTGCCGGTGACCGTCCCGTCGCGCTATTCTACAGCAAGGCCGCGGTGGGTTTTGGACGTCAAAAAGAGTTTGAAACCAAGGTGTCCCCAGACGCCACCATCCCCGGCGATGTAACCAACATCTACAGCGTTTATGGCGCTGTGGTGCAAAAAGCCAACTACATCATCGGCTACCGCAAAGACGTAGCGTAAGGAGGAGAAAATGAGAAGACTATCTAAACTCATCCTGCTCACCATTGTCGCAATGATGATGATCTCGCTTCTGCTGGCTCAGAGCGTGATCAAAGACCACAATGGCACCCCGGTCCCGTATGTGGGGACGTCCTGGGGTGCTCAGACAGTGCCCTGCTCCGCTGATACCGTGTGGACGAAAGTCACCATCCCCGCCGGCACATACGAGATGCTCATCAACCCATCTGCAGCCATTAAAATCGCTCCGGATAGCGTGTACGCGGCAGCTAATAATTACGAGACTGCACTCCTGGATACAACCGCTTACGTTACGCTACCCGTACACAACATGACTACGTTCTGGATCCGGCGTAATGCCGCGGGTACTGCTGCGTCGCTACGCATGATATTCAAGAAATGGTAGATATTACCCTTCATCGCACTGCTCCTGGGCGGCTGTTTATCCGCCGCCCTTTTGTTACTGGAGGTAACAAATGATTACTGAGTTTCTAATGGCCAATATGCAGTTTATCCTGGGCCTGATCGCCACCCTGGTGGTGTGGCTTATTGCCAAATGGACAGGTGCTGCCATCGATAAATCCAAAATCATCGCTCTGCTCTCCATGATCCTGGAGATCATCCAGGAGATCAAAACCAATCCTGAGACGGCTGAGCTCCCCGAGCCTGAGAAAAAGGCTTTGGCTGTTGCTAAGGTCGAGGCTCTCCCCAAGAAGCAGAAGAACCTGGCGCAGAAGATCTTTGGCACCATTGGGGGAGCGGTCGAGTTCGTATATCACAACCGGAATGCCCTGGCCACAGCAGCCGCGGCAATAATTAAGAAAGTGCTGTAAAAGGATGAATAACCATGGTTAAATACTTCAAACGTGTCTTTTACCGGGAAGCCGGCGCGATTATCACCACCGCGACGAAAGGCGGATCTTACCCCGATTATACTATCTCCGGCTGGACTGCCTTCCCCGGCAACGTAGTGGCCGCTGTGCTCATGCCTGACAAAGAGGTCGAGGAAGATGCCGATGGCGGATCCAGCATGATGGTAGTGGCCGAAAAGGTGAACGTAGAGGTTACGATTAGTGCCTTTTCTGCTGCCGAATATGCCACTATTCGTGGCCTCAAGAATAATAAACTGGACATCCTGATGATGGATCCGGACCAGCCGGAAGTGTCGCATGCGGCATTTGGCGTACGCGTCTATCCGAAACCGGATTTCCAAAGCAAAGCAAGCCCCAAAATCGTATTGACCGGGCAGCGGAATTACTCCAGCTCCCTATCCACTGAGCCCTTACAGCTCGTGACCATATCCTGATGTGGGGGCTCTACGCCCCCTTTTTAGCTAAGGAGTAATGATGTTTTATGACGTTTATTGTCGTCCAGCTGCATCGACTATGCTAAGCGTGGAAGGCTCATTTATTCTGGACACATTGCGCCAGATCAAGCTGTTAGACGGTGGCGCCAAGCTCACGTTTGAGCCGGAGCTGCGCGAAATGGGTGACGGTACCCCACGCGTGACAGCCGAAAATGTGAGCCTGGAATGTGCCTCGCTGCGGGTGTCTGTCGCTGAATATGACTATTTACGGACATATGTCCACAACGCCCTCAACGATTTGCTATTCATGGATCCCCACGACATGAGATTGTGCATAGCTGTCTATCGGATGCGCCTGAATGTGCAGTTGGTGGCGAAATCGAAGGATGTGGCCATCATCAATATCACTGGCTCTATCCAGGCCGGGGCATCTGTGATCGATAGCCAGCGGGTAGAGGTCTTTCAGCTGGATGATGGCTCCCACTATGCTCTATTATCCGGCCGTGTGATCGATAAAAACGGGACTCCGCTTCCAGGCGTGATCGTCAGCGTTGACACTGGCAACATGGTCTACACGTGCGAAGAAGGGGAGTTTAATGTCATGGTAACCAATCTCTCGACCACAGTTAAGGTTGTTGTAGACGGGCATGAGTTCCCGACGCTTAGCATTTCCCCTGTTCCCGGTCAGGTCTATAACTACACCATCCAGGAGGTCCAAGAATAATGTTGCAGCAATATGGCGCAATCATCTTGTCCGCTGTTTTGGCCGGGCTTAATGCCTACCTCTTAGCCAAGTACAACCGGGCCTGCAAACGCGAAGACAATCGCATGGATGAGATCAAAACGATGCAGGCCGACATTGCGATGCTGAAATCCGGGTATATCACCGAGGACAAACTCCGGACATTGCTCCAGCAAGAGATCAAAAACGCGTTCAAAGAGTTTGAGCTCAGCATGATCAACGAAGGGCGCCTGGCCCCCAAAAGGAGAACCAATGCCTAATATCACCCTCCCCAGAGATAATAATAATAGCGTGTATTCTGTGCCCCTATTGGGCGCTAATCAGAGTTTGGATGGATCGTCTGCCGCTGCTGCCAGCACCGTGATCAGCGCAACCGAAGAAAGCGTGGTCATGCTCAGCAGCGCAGACACCATTTATTATTTGATCGGAGCCAATCCCGTAGCAGACGCGGAAGATATCATCCTCCCCGCCGGATGGATCCACCTCCGCATCCCCGCAAACCACAAAGTGTCCGTCTTTGGCGGAAAAGCCAGCCTCACGGTAGTCCACTAATGCTGAATCGCCTGAATCAGTTGAATCAGCTGAACCGGGTGGGGTTTGGGGGGCAACATGTAGGCAGGGCCTACGGCCTGCGCTTTCGCGATCTTTGGAAGAGTGGCGCGGACTACCTTGGGTTCGAGTACGAGCGAACCGGATCTCTGGCTGGATATGCGGCATCTGCTGCCATCCCTGAGAACCTCCTGCCCGTACATAAGCGTATGCGCAGGTGCGTGATAGATTCGGATGGAGTGCTGCAATACTATCTTGATGCCGATAACTCCATGTGGAAGGATGGCTCCGCAGTAGCGCAAAGCGTGGCAAACGCCGATGGTACGGTTGAGAGCATGGTGGATAACTACGGTCTCGGCACAATCGTTATTACCCCGGCGGAAGGGTCGGCAGCCGTTGATCCGGCTAAAGTGGGATGCGTGATGAACATATTTGATGGTGCTTCAGCTAACTTCTGGTATGCCATCATCATTGCTGCAGATGCCGAATTAGGGACGTATACTCTCAGCCATCCGCATATCACCGGCTGGGGAACAGTTGGCGCAGAAGAAACCGCTTACTATATGATCGGCGACGCCAAGCTGAACGGAGCAGACGGACAAGTGATGGTGGAGATCCCCGCACTTTGGCATAAGCATACCTATACGCCGCACGAAGATGATGATGCTGCTGAGTTTAAGTTTCTTGGCTGGCAGCAACACGATATCAGTCTTTCACCTATTAAGGGCGGGACGTACTACCCCAAACGTTATGTCTCGGCTTTTGAAGGCGTGGCGGGGAATAGCGGGGGGAGCGCTTATAATGGCTGGACTGGTGCCTACACAGTGGATGAGTTAAGCGGGAACGTTACGTGGGCATCCCCCGCGACGGCATCTGTGCCCCACCAGATTATGTCAGTTGCTGGCTATTACCCCTACACGTATTACTCGTTGGATAATTTTAGATCTAAATGTGCAGCCACCGGGTCAGGATACCATCAGTATGATTTTGCCAGCAATTTCATTATCCAGTTGCTAATGATCATTGAATACGGGACATTTAATACGCAATCGAGCATTGGCGCCGGGATATCGGGAGTGACGTCCGCAGAATGGAATACGTATAACGGATACCGGCCGATGCGCAAAACCGGCGATACCATACAAGCTGGCAACAAGTCCTGGGATATGAATACATTGGCACAAAAACAGCGGATCAATGCGCAGGTATACCAAATCCAGTCATTATCTTACCGCGGTATTGAAAACCCATACGGACACATTTACAAGTGGGTGGACGGCTATAGCTTCATCAACAATATCCCAGCAGAGGGCAATCCGTATTATACGGGATATGCCATCAAGGCCGCCATCGACGGTGGCACTGTAGACTATGCAAAGTTCGTTTCTCACGCAAATCACGCTGCTGCCCAGGCTGATGATAACTATCGTGAACTGCTTGGGCTCGACGGGGATACGCTCAAGATCATGAATGTGTCTCGATGTCGGAAGCAGAACTCCCCCAATCTGATGCCCGCAGACGACAAACAGTCTGACGCCAGCTATGGCGGCGACTACTTCTATGCCGGCGACCCTGGTGACAATGCATCACGGGCGTTTGCGGTCGGTGGTAGCGCGTCTCTCGGTGTGTACGCTGGGGCGTTCTGCGTGTACTCGGTTCGCGGTTCGGGTGGTGCGTACGACTACTGCGGCGGTCGGCTCTGCAAAATTGGATAGGGAATATAATGAGCATAAAATGGAAAATACTACACATTTAAGGGGTGTGAAAATGAAGACAATTCTTGACTACAATCCTCCGCTGCTAGCTAAGAGCGGCAAACAATACGTTATTAGATATAACGTTACTGAGATTATGACAGAAGATGGAAAGCGTTGGGAATGCAATGAAGTCTTCGCCAACAGCGTAGATTACGGCTCAATTGTTTCTGCGCTAATACATAGCGAATACAGTGTTGATGCTGAAATTGCTATAATCAATAACTACATAGCCGAAGCAGAAGAAACTGAATGGTCTGCTTATCAGGCTCACAGGACATGGGCTAAAACATATACAAATGATACTTTGGGAGTGATGAATGAAGCTAACTAACACATGGAAACACGCTCTTGTTGGGGCAGTATTCGGCCTGCTCTGGTTTTTGATATGCCGGATCCCGGGCATGCGACAATTGGAGTGCTTTGGCATGATTGCCTTTTTCCTGTTTACAGTGGCATGGGAAAACGCGCAACGACTTAGATCAAAACAATGGAATTGGATAGACTCAGTGGTCGATGTGATCGCTGGTAATGCCGCGTTTCATGCTGTGTACTGGCTGTTGGTATAACCCATAAAATAGGAGCATAAATGAAAAAGATCACACTCGACACTCTATCCGAAGCTTATATCATCCTCTCCGACCTCGGCTTGGCCGGACTCCTGGATGGCAACACCTTCGAGATCAATCCCAACGAGCTGCTGAGCGCGCTGCTGGCCGAACGCAAGCTACACAGCTTCCTCGCTATCATCTCCGGGGAAACAGAAGCCACCGTAGGCGCCTGGAGCCCATCGGAATGCCTGGAGGCTATAACATCTTTTTTCGTAGATATGAGCAACGAATTGCGTTCGTTGCCCGGAATGATCACAGCGATCACGCACCAGCCCAGCGGAAAAGCCTTAACCCCTTTTGGGACATGAAGATGGCGCTTTTGGAAGCAAACCTCTACACCCCGGCCCAGGACATAGCGGAAGCGCTGTATTTCCTGCAGGAGTACCGGATTAAGCTACTGGAACGCAACGCGCAAATGGAGGCAATTTCGCATGAGTGACGTCAAAATCTCGATCACCCTGGACGCGACAGAGCTGAAAAAACAACTGGGACTCGCTCAGGATGACCTGAAAAAGCTGGAAGGCAAAGAGATCAACGTCAAAACGGACTCCGCCCAATCCGGTATATCGAAGCTACGCGATAGCCTCGCAATGTGGGGCCTGGCGCTGAATGGCGCCATCACTGCAGCAAAGAGCTTGGCATCGGCCATCAATACCGTCGTAGCCCCGGCCATGGCGCAAGAGAAGGCCGAGAGAGATCTCGCCGCTGCCCTGAAAAACACCGGCGTCTATTCCGCCCAACTGGAAGCTCAGCTCAAAGCCCAGGCTGCTGCGATCCAAAACGTCACCATCTACGGGGACGACGAGATCGAGATGGCTACCCGGCAAATGCAGGTAATTGGCCAACTCGCCGCGGATCAGCTCCCCGCCGCCCAAAAAGCTGCCGTGGGTCTGGCGGCCGCGTACAAGTTCGATCTCAATACCGCGTTCGAATTGGTCGGTAAAGCCGCCGCAGGTAACACCTCCACGCTAAGCCGCTATGGCATCGTCCTGGGAGAGGGTCTGGATCCCCAAGAGAAGTTCAACGAGCTTTTGCGCATTGGCGCTGAACGCTTTAGCCTCGCAGAAGAAGAAGTCAACACAACGACCGGTGCGATTCACCAGATGACCAATTTTTGGGGCGAATTGAAGGAGATGCTGGGAACCTGGATTCTGCCTCTTTTGGGGGACGTAGCTGGCGCTTTCACGGACGTGCTGAAGTGGATACAGGGGGTGTCTAATAATGAAAAAGCGGCGGTAAAGCAGACTGAAGATCTTGCATTTCAGTTTGACTTCTTAACTGACAAGGTGCTGGAGTATAAAAGCCAAACAAACTTAACTGCGATAGAGCAAGAGGAGCTGAATGGCTATATCCGGGAGCTGCAGGAAGTCTTCCCTGAGCATTTTACTGGTATGGACATTATGGCCATGAAATACGGTGAGGTCGCTTCCGCTATATCGAATGCGAGGAACGAGATCGAGCTATTGATAGAGCGAATTGTGCTCGAGGCCGTGATAGAAGATTTTAACGATGATCTGGTCAATGTCGGTAGGAAAATCCGTGAAGCCGGTGTGGAACTGAAGAAATATCAAAAGATGCAAGAGGCCGGACAAGTGTGGGTCGTGCGTGGCCCAGATCGGGCTACATCAGTTCAAACATATATAAACACATATATGGGGCAGATCGACCGACTTCGCAAGAAAAAAGCTGAGATTATCGAGGAACGGACAGCCGTTGCGGCAGAGCTTAACGTGCTGCCAGAGCTGAAGACCGTGGGGAAACCGAAGGGGGTTGATGATGATTCAGGCTCTGGCAAAGGAACCGGTACTGCTGAAGCCGTAAAAGAAGAGATCTCAGAAACAGCCAAGGCTTACGCTGTCCTGCTGGAGAACTTACGCAAATACCACTCTGATGCGGCTCTTGTGAATCTGGACGCGCGTCAAAAGGCTATGGCGCTGATCAATGCTCAGTTCGAGGAAGAGCAGGCAGTTATCCTGGCATCAATGGCCGCCAAAGAGATCTCAGAAGAAGAGGGACAAGCCCGGCTGCTGGAAATCCGTGGCAAATACGATGCGCAGACGGCTATTGAGCGCAAAAAAGCAGATGATGAGATCCTTGCCCTTGCTAAAGAGCGTATGGACAAGGCTGTGCAGGATGAAGTGACCTATTACGAGACCATGAAGTTCGCGGATTCCGGGTATTACGAGTGGAAAAAAGCTCAGATTCGCGCCGAAGTGGAAGCCATGGCTATCGGTGACGCGGCTAAGCTGGAACTCATTAAAAAGTACGTTGCGGAGCTGGATGCCCTCAAGGCCGAATCTGATCAGGCTGCGGCAGCTTCTCCAGGTCATTGGTTTTTCACCGGTCTCCTGGGCTTTGATCCGGACAAGGATCAGGACAAGATTGAAAAGGCCAAAAACGCATTTAGAGGCCTTCAAGACAGCGTATCAACATCCATATCTGGCTTGATGAATATGTCCAAGCAGCGCCAGCAGCAAGAGCTTTCTGCCATAGACGAGGTGGCCGCCAAGCAGAACCTATCCGATGCTGATATAGCCAAGCGTAAGGCTGCCATCAATAAGAAATACGAAGCAGAGCAAAAGCGCGTTGGCAACATCCAAAAGGCTGCGTCTATCGCTCAAACCATCATTCATTCCAGAGAAGCCGCTATGGCGGCGTATAAAGCTTTGGCTGGCATCCCTATCATTGGGCCGGCATTGGGTGCCGGTGCAGCAGCGGCAGCTATTGCAGCCGGAGCTATCCAGATAGCCGTCATTAAAGCCCAAAAGTTTGCTACAGGCGGGCTTTTCAAGGGGAAAGGCGGAGAACGAGACGATCAAAATTTGGCGTACATATCTGATGGCGAGTATATCGTTAATGCTGCTGCTACCAAGCGTTATCAGCCTATCCTGGACGCCATCAATTTCGGTAAAAGCGTCGCAGCTATACCGAAGCTGGCTTATGCGGATGGGGGCATGGTGAGCGGCACAGGAGGGATGGAAACCCTTATGCGGCAGCTAATCAACAAGGTGGAGATCCTGAATCTCAACCTGGTTAAAAAGGAGCTTCGAGTCACCAACATTGTTAAGCCGGGGCTTAGCGGGGATATGGTCCGGACATTGGATGGCGC